GGTAGGGTAGGTAGGGTAGGTAGGGTAGGGTAGGTAGTGTTGAAATTTCCATGGAAGTTTCCGTGTCTATTTGATTCATTATATATTTGTACAACACCAATATTAATGTCTATCCCTACTAATAGTCAAGAAGGCTGGGAACAAGCTTTCCTTAATGTTCGTGATGTCCTTGAGTCCCCTACATCGTTTACTACGGCTTATGAGCCTAATGGCTCTCCTCCTACGTTTACTCCTTTCCCTGCGAGACTACAACGCGCTGAAACAGCTCCCATGGCGCCTACGGCGGCTGATCGTGAAGATGATCCTGAGTGGGGTTTAAAATATCTCGCTGGATTGGCAGAAGTGCTAAAAGCACGTGAAGATTATCATGCAAAGCTTCTAAAGTTCTATAACTTCGAAAGTCGTTTCGATCCTAATGCATGTGTTTGTGAGTTATGGCGTCGCGCTCATGAGTCTTTTCGGGATATTGCTGTCGATTTAGACAATGTTGTGTACAACATCAAACCATGACTATGTTAGGGAGAGGTGCCTATACGTTTAGGAATCAGCCCCAAAATGTTCTGTATTTTGACGAGGTTGAGGAAATTAAAGCTGAGGACAATGTTCTTCAGAGTGATTTGAACGGGATTGTTACTTCCTTAGTGTCTACACAAGACTTTTTTAATTCTTTACGTGCGCAGTTTGGATTTCGTGAACGTGAAATAATGCTTTATGATATCGCAGAAAATGCGATTAATCATTATATGAAGGCATCTTATAAACCGGAGACCATGTTTCCTATAACTGGTATTGTCCCTGCTAAGACTTGGGATGGCTATGATATGGAGAGGGAAGAGTATTTCGATGTTAAGTCTCATGACGCCTCGATTAATAAACCAAATTCTAAACAGAATTTAACTTTGTCTCAGTGGCATATGTTAAAGAATAATCCTAGATTGATTCATCAATTCTTTAAGAATAGGGCATATGTTTCCGAGATGACTAGAAATAACAAAGTATATACAGGAATTAAGGTTACGCCTAAGCAGTTTTATTCTGCGCAAATTAATAGGAGTTCGGTTATAGTTATTGTTTATTATGGTACTGATCCTAATATATACATTTTACGTTACAGTGGTAACAATCGCACTACACCTAGTCGTGCATCTCCTGTGGCAAATGCTCGTGGATTGATTGTCAGTGGGAAAAGATCTAGAACTAATTAGTTTTAATGTACAACATCAAACTTTTCCTTAGAGACACCACGATTTTGAATTCTGTTGTTTTAGTTTTCGTTTTCTTAACAATAAATATATTACTAATAACAAATATATATCTAAGGCATTATATTTTAAGTAAACGAGTTCAAGATATTTTATGTTTAACAATTTTAAAAAGCGCTCAGCATCTCCCTATCGAGGAAGAGGTATTTATACCGGAAAAGGAAAATACGCCCGCAAGCGAGTGTATACCGGGCGTGGTAGTTATACTAAGAAAGTTGCAAAATTTGCGGGAAAAGTACATAGGTACGGTCGTCCTGCCGCTTCAATTGCTGCTCAAGCAGCTACTGCCTATGGTAACCCCCAAGCTGCTTTTGCTATTAATTCAGCTATGCAAGGGACCAAACTTTTAGGAGGAAAATATGCCGGCAGGGGGTTGTATACTGGTCGTGGCAGTTATGCCAATGAGACTCAGTCTAATATTCTTCTCTCTGATAGTTCGTCTAAAGGGAATGGAGTTCCTTCTTTCCAAAGTGTTGGTGACGAAACTGGTGCTCTTGTTATTACTCACTCTGAGTATATCACTGATGTCTTTGGTTTACCCGATGGTGAAGAATTTCAGAATACAGCCTATTCGATTAACCCTGGATTGAATCGAATGTTTCCTTTCCTTAGTCAAATTGCTGCCAATTTTGAAGAATATGAAATCGGTCAAATGGTTGTTACCTATAAACCGAAGTTGAATCCCAATCTTCAGACTACTAGTGGTCAACTCGGTTCTGTAATTTTATTTACAGATTATAACCCTGATGATAATAAAAAGGACAGTAAGCAACAGATGATTCAGGGTTATGGCAACTCAAACGGTCGTGTAACGGATGAGATATTGCATTTCATTGAATGCAACCCAAATAAACTTAAGGGTGATGGACATCGTTTTGTGCGTGTTAGGCCTCCATTTAATTCTGGAGGTCGTTTGATGGATTACGATCATGGCACATTTCAAATCGCAGTGTCTGGTACTCCATCTTCGTTGGCTAACCAGAGCCTCGGGGAGCTATACGTATCTTACACTGTTAAGATTATGAAGCCTCGTATTTATACGTTGTATGGTCTATCGCTCGATACTGATTATTATCAATCTAAATCTGATGGCACCGTTCTCGGTGCTTCCACTAATTCAATTAACTGTGGATTTAGTACTGATACTGGTGGTACAACGGTTACCTTTCCCGCTAATATTTCTGGACATTTTAATGTACAAATGCAAATTGAGATCAGTAGTGGTTCATTTGATACTGAACCTCATGTTGTTCCTACATTGGGAGGGCAGGTTACACCTGCGTATTTGCTTCAGTATTTTGATCAGAAAACACGTTGGAATCTGACAACTCAAGTTGCTACTAGCAGCACTCAGCCTGGTGGTGATACGGCAACTCTCATTAATTATGAAGCTACGGTTAGGATCGAGCAAGCATCTGGTGGTGTTGACAACGTGATTACATTTTTAGAAGGCAGTCCAGGCCCTGCGAGCAAAATTTTGAATGTTAAGGTCTCTCGTATTAACGAGTTTGAATTGGGCACTCGTACTGTTACGTATTCGGATCCTTCTACTGGCGAGCTTATTGTCAGTGTTAAAGATGATTCGAACTGACATACAGCAGTTCCTCCCGTCGCAACAGACGGTTTGTGGCAATATCATGGAGGTTCTTCAACTGTAATTATTGAAATGGTTAACTCAGTACCTTCATATGAATGGCCTGGTGATACTCCTACTCTAAGTCAACATAATTATACTGATAATGGTGAAGAACTTGTTTGGGTGTATCCGTCTACATTGACAGAGGAACGATGGTATAGAAATGATGTATGTAACGGTGATTGGACCATGTATTGGGGAGGTTCGGAAAATGCCATTACGGTTGCGAACTTTCAATTTATGCATAACGAATCTCCATTTAATATTACAGTCGATGAGACTGGCACTTATTTTAGCAGAACTAATGGTTCAATTAAAACATTAATCAATGTAGTTGAAGATGATTTGTCTTTAAGTTTGACGTGGACTACGTCTAATAATGTAATTATAATATTTACTAGAATTAAATAAACCCTTAAATTTTTAGTAAACTAGTAACAAATCGCGAAGCAAATATAACCCTAAAAAAACCGCGAAGCAATCATAATCTTAAAAAAATTCATTTAGAAAAAAAAAGAAGGGCGTCGCGTGAGCGAGGTTCTACTCGCATATCCTTAGTCGTCAGAGTAAAGGATATTAGTTGGTTCGGGCTGTTCAGCAGATCGTGGATCAGGCAAATTTGCCAATTGGGACAAATACGTTATGTCCCATCGATCTGCCGATAGTTTCGAAGTGTCTGGTTCTTGGTTTGCAAAGATAATAACTTTGCATGGTTGGAATATCTTGGTCGTAGATTCGTATTTGCTTGAAAACCCGATACCATTTTTGAAGAACTCCATAGCTTGGTATGGCCAGTAGTTCTCGTCGATAGCACGTGCTAGGTCGAAGACAACGATGGTTTGGTTCTGGTAGGCGTACATGATATCTGCGGTCTTACCTCCTGTACATAGAAATGCATTGTGGTTAAGTATCAAGTATTTCGAAAGTACAGTCTTTCCCTTGCCGCCCACGTAGTCCACGTAGACGTCGACTTTTCGGTCATTTTGTAGGAGTAGCTTATCAATGGCATCTTTTTGCCATTCTCGGAGGTGTTCTGGAAGATTAATTTCAGGAACCTTAGCATTCCAAACCTCTCTTGCCCAGTTTAGGCGTGAGTGAATACTCGGAATGCGCAGAACGTCGATCCATGTATCACATTCTTGGATTTGTTCGAAGGTAATCTCCGAAGGTCTTCCTGGAGACCGCTTCGAGCCGAATTCTTGACGGGTACCGTCAATCGAAGTTTCATCTTTGAGGCAGTATTCGGATGCACCGTTGTCGATCACTACTTTTTGCACGTGGGCTGTTGTGCCGAAGTGTCGCTTCATAGTGGAAAGTGTTAGTCTCTTGACGCACTGTACATATACTTGCCAGTGTTCACGCCCCGTCGTGGGGCATGTCTCTTGTTGATAGTTCATATAATTGAATAATGAATCATCGTACGATGGTGCCTCATCATCATAGGTGGTAATGAGGGCTTGCCTGAATTGAATAGAAGGCATAGTCGAGTGTTGTTGTGTCTAGTTAGAGAATTTACTTCCCGTAGGGAAGTTTCCGTATGGAAGTTTCTCTTGTACCATGGTACAAGAAGACAGGTTTTTCTTTCGTCCTAGTATTATAAGAAAAACCTGTCTACCGTCTACTTCAGTAGCATAGCACGTATCACGTGGTACAAAAGGTAGACTAAGAAACCTGTCTACCGGCAGGTTTCTATACCATACCAGATCGTTTCTTAAGGCGAACTTGTTTCGCTGATCGTACGCAGAAAATTCCATGGAATGTTTCATTGATCGAAGATCGATTCTTAAAGCGCACTTGTTTCGCTGCTCGTACATGATCGTTTCTTAAGTAAACACCGACTTTCCAAGTCGGAATACCGCCCCTAAGGGTGGAACACCGGCCATCCAGGCCTGAACACCGACTTTCCAAGTCGGAACACCGCCCCGTAAGGGCGGAACAATGCCAGACTTGGCATCAGGAGCGGCTTCGACGCGACAAGATCTGTGAAAATGCCTGTATAGGCATTTTATGCCAGACTTGGCATCAGGAGCGGCTTCGACGCGACAAGATCTGTGAAAATGC